AACAGTTGGCATAACACGTCGAATGACGGGTAGGATAACACGGTTGAGTGTTGCTACGTTACCAGCAGCAGTACCACCAGCAGTAGCACTTTCTGTTAGATAACGCTTTGTATTCTCGAGCACAATGCTCATTGATGTTTTACGGTTGCCGGTGAGACCTTCAAGCAAAGCGTTCTTTGTCTCGTTCCAACGTCCTTCTAGTAATTCTTGTGACATTTTAATTTTTCTCCAATGTATTAGTTAGTTAGGCCTGCTAAACGACGAATCTCAATGACATTGTTGCTCGCAGTGTAGTCAGTTTTACTTGTTCTATCACCTGTTACTTCCGTGGTTTTTGCTTCTGTTACAACAGTCTTTGGTGCAGCAGGAACATGCCCTTCCATTACAGGAGTTAGATATTTCTTAAATGCGGCCTCGAGGCGATCAGTTGGAGTTGACTCCAAGAGTTGCTTCATGACGTCGGCCTTTTCTTTGCTAAGAGGAGCCATCAACACATTGATCTTATTAGTACGATCGATGTTCTCGTTAATGCGCTTAATCTCAGCCTGTTTAGCTTCAGCCTTAGCTTCTGCTAATTTCGCTGCATCACGTGACTCTGAAAGTTGCTGTTCCATTTTTTCGATGAAACTCTGAAGTTTTCTAACTTCAGCACGTTCGTTGAGATGTGTTGCAGTAAATTCGGTTGCAAATGCTTCAAAAATTCTACGTCCAAAATTGTTTTGCTTTGCTTCCTGAATATCTTCTCTTAGTTGCTTGAGTTCTGAGCGTAGTGTTTGATCAGTTACGTTCTGTACTAAACCACTAGCACGTTTAACGAATGACTCGCTTAATGCTCTTAGTTTAGCCTTACCTTCTACTACTAGTTGTACTTTTGCACGAGCTAAATCTGCTTTATCTTCTGCAAACTCAACGATCTCCTTACGAAGACCTTCTGTAACAAATGCATCTAGTTTTGCTGTTGCTTGCTTAATAGCAGCACGATCGCCGTGAAGTTCTGCAATTTCCTTTGCAAGACTCTCATTTAGATAATCTTCAAATTTTGCAGCCTTATTCATCATTGTTTTTGTGAACTTTACACGATCTTCAGCAATAGTAGCACGTTCAGCAGCAATCTTTTCAACTTCTGCCATTAGTGTTTCTGATACCATACGATCAAGAGCCTCAACCATTGTTGACTTATCGTGCTCATAACGATTAGCCATTTCTTCACGGATTTCTGCACGAATAGCATCACGAGCTTCGTCCAACTTGGTTACCCAAGCAGTCTCTAGAACTTCGCGAGTTTCTTCGTTCAGGATACCGTTGTCAATTAATGGTTTTAGTGCTTCGAACATTTAATTCTCCTGAAACTTATCTTATCTTTAATTCATTGATTAATCTTGCAACTTCTGTAGCAAGATACTTCTGTGCTTGTCGATCACCATTTAGATCTTTTGCCATTTCTAGTACACGGTGACCACCCTTCATGTTCATGAGACCTTCATAAACTGCTGTTGGGTATGCACTTGGTGCACTAGGTTGTGCTACGATATCAACTGTGACAATGTCAAAGTTACTGACTGTTCCACTACCTTCATTAACGTCACCGCTTCCGCGGCTGCTAACGCCAAGTTTTACACCAGCATTTAACATCTCACTTACAATCTTACCCATTGGTGTGGGTAATATTTTCATCTTGCCACAGCCTTTTGCGCCATCTAACCACATCTCTGTGATCATATGGCTAACACGATCTAAATTGATTCGCAGATTAGTAGGATGATCAACTTCTCCGAGCACAGAATAACCGTTGCTAATCTGCTCATTTAGATTTTTTACTGCTCTAGCAATTTCGTGGGCGGGATAAACACGCTGATTGGCATTTTTAACACCGCCCTCGATAAAAATTCCCTTCATATAAAGATCCTTGCCTTCATTGACCTTCATTGTTTCCATTCGGGCCTGATCAAAACTTAGATTCTCTGTTAGAAAGTTCATAATATTTCCTTATTACTTCAAGTTAATCGAAGTCTTGTTAGTTCCACTTGGTTCGCTGTTACTAGGCTTCTTAGCATTTGAGAAAGTCTTGCCAGCCTTGGCTCCTGGAACATTTTCAAATGAGCCAGATCCTGGTAGCTTGCCTTCGCCCTTAGTATAATTGTTGCTTGGCTTGCTATACTGCTTGCCGTCTGGATCGCCATTTGTGCCACCTTGTACCAAGTTCTTAGCAGTTCCGCCCATGTCATTCTTACCAGCAACAGTTGACTTGCTGTTAGTTGAACCACCAACTGAACCAGCACCTACACCTTGGCCTTCGCCGTTGTCGCCCTTGTAAAAGTCCTTGACCTTTTCAGTATATTCGCGCATTACGCCTTCTTCTGGCATATCGCTCATCATGTCAGCATGTTCAGGTTCACCCTGCTCATCAGCCATCAAACGATCAAACTCTGCCTTTAGGTCGTCGAGAGCATCTTCAAGATCAACTACACGATCTTCGATACCGTCTTCGCCACCCATGTCATCGTCCATATTCATGTCATCATCGCCCATGTCGTCGCCGCCCATGTCATCATCGCCCATGTCGTCGTCTTCTTGGTCCATGCCTTCTTCGTCAGCAGAAATGTCGCCCATCATGTCGTCAGTTGCGTCCATGTTCTGTTCGCCTTCTTCCATGTCGTCCTGCATTTCTTCTGCTACTAGTTCGTTATAGATTTCACGTGACTTCTCAACAACAACATTATGGAAAAGCTCATTTGCTTTTTCAGTTTCGTCATTGATGATGTATTCGATTAACTGTTCAAACTTGTTTCGCATGTATCACTCCTAATAGGTTAATTCTATGCTGTGAAGTTATTTACAGCGTAGTTTATTATTGTGGGTAAAATAGGGTTATTTTGAATGATTTGAAAAAGATATGCCTATTAGGCAGCAGGAGCGGCACTTTGGCCGTACATCAACTTTACTTTTTGTAAATTCTCTTTGAATTCTAATGAACGTTGATCGTTCATCTTACGCAACTGATTTATCTGTGCTAATGTCAAACGTGTTTTACGTAGGTCTTCGACCTTCTGCTGACTCTTGTCATTCTCAAGAGATTGATAACCTTTTTTATATTCATCAAACATTTCTGACAAGAACATTGCATTAATCCTACAATTCTATTTATAATGCAAGACTAGGTTCTGAACCACCAGGTGCTGTTGGTGCTGGTGCTCCGCCTGGAGATCCCGGTGCTCCGCCTTGACTAATACCTGGTTCTGTGCCTGGAGGTGCTGCTGCATCTGCTTCTGCTGATAGATCACCGATTGTATCCATATCACCAGTAATGCCGCCTGGAGTGATTCCTACGTTACGCATATCTGCGCCAGTTGCACTTGGCTCTTCTGGAGTACCTCTTTCTTCATGCCACCACTTCTCATTCTCTTGCATTTCGACTTCAGTTAATCCAAGATACTTTTTAAGCATGAAACGCTTTGATAAAAATTCAGTATCCTTAACACCACTAAATGCTTGAATACGCTGTGCATTTAATTCAATATCGCGATAAGCGGCAAAGTTTTGTGGCTCATTTAAACGTAATTCAAAAAGACTGTTATCTAGATTAAAGCCTCTCCATTTAAGAAATAACTTAAATTCTTCATCAAACTTACTAGCAATGTGCTTCTGTAGACGCTTACAATACTCGTTAAAACGATATTCTTGAATAAGAGCAGTCGTCACTTTACCGTCTGTATAAGATCTGTCACTCTCTTCGACACCAGTGGGCAAATAACTGCTGGGAATACGCAATCCACGATATAGTTTATTTTGAAAATAACGTAGATCGTCAATCTCACCTAAGTTTTGACCGCCAGGTAATACCTCAACTTTACTTCCTCTACCATCTGCTGTTTGTGGGAAGAAGTAATCTTCATTGATCGATAATGGATTGTAACTTGCATCCATCAAATTTTGACCGCCACCGCTCTGTGTAGGAATGCGACGCTGATGTATCTCATTCTTTACACGTTCTAGAAAACTCATCTGTAAGTGAGCAGGCATGTTACCAACATCAATATAGAACACGCGACGTTCTGGAGCACGTTGCACACGATAGATCAATAGTGAATCTTCTAGCAATTCTTTCTGTTTGAATACCTTAAAGATACCTTCCAGTACGCTAACACCAAATGGCCAGTTAACATCAAGCCCTTCAGTTAAACTAAGATGGATGACATGTTCTGCTCCGACCGGAAATTCATTATTGCCTGCACCAAAACGATTGTTTGGACTGAATACATCACCGCCTGCTGTATAACTTCTACTGCCACCCATGTAAGGAGCAAATGCATAAGTGTCATTTGTACCTGGAGGTCTTGTGATCGTATCGTTCTGTAGATTGGGTTGTAGATCTTTGATATAGTATACTTCAGGTACTTTACCTTGGCTTTCATTGACAACAACTTTGCTGACTCGGTTCATTTCACTCCAGTACCATTTATATGTCTCTGGATCACGAACAAATATCTGATCACCATACTTTAGTGTGTTACGGAAAATCTTAAAGATCTTCTTGTCAAATTCATTTAGAGCATACCAACTCGTAAGTTGTTCTTTTAATATAGAAATTTCGTTATCAGTTGCTTCTTCGTTAAAATGAAAATCAAATGCAGTCTTGGTATCTTCAGCAGTCTGTGTACAAAATTCAGAAAGAATGTCAAGGGCAGCATTAACTTCACTGTCGAGATCCATATTTTCATATTGAGTATAACGATCAACTCTATTAGGGTGACCGCTATAGATGTCAGGCAACATGCTTTGATAATTTCTAAAAGCAGCATTTGCCTGACTGTCCAAATACCCAAAAGTGTAGTTTGAAGTACTGCCATTGACAGGACTCATGCTTCCATCAGTTACTACACGAAAATGTTTTTTCCAAGACATATTAATTTCCTATTGTATATTTAACTTAAATCACTGCATGGTAGGTATTTCTAGTGTTGGTTGAAACGCTTCTTGTATTATCATTTAACTCTTCTAGTAATGCAACCATCTGTTTTACCTGAGCAGTTAACATCTCAGTTAAGTCCGGTTTATTAGAATCTGGAATCATTGCTTTTGTCAATTCAGCATTTGCTGCTATTGCTTTTGCTTGTTCAACTGCTTTTTCTGCTTCTCTAGCAGCATTTGCAGTGTTTAAATCATTAGTATTCTGTTCAACAGTATTGTTTACTTGAGGTATTGTAGCATTAACTGTTGGCTCAACTGGTGTTGCTTGTACTGGAGTATTAGGATCTATGGCAGGTTCTGCAGGTTTACCTTCCACTGGAGGCTGTGCATTTTCTAGAGGAATAGCAGATGATTCACCTCCCGTTGCTCCCAATGCATCAGATGCTACTAATGCGCCAGTGAGAGCCATTGATGCCAGTGTTCCACCGCCTGGCAAGAAAGTTGCAGCGCCCGCGCCTGCTGCCATAGCAGCGCCTGCATAATCACCTTTTGCAATTCTTTCAGCAGCGTCCCATAGCCCCATACCAAATCCAATTAAAGGCAATTGTTTTAATACAGTTTTGGCTCCAAAACCTGCAACTTTTAATGCGCCACTACCTACTTTTGCGGCAGTACTTGCGCCTGCTGATGCTGCTCCAGCAGCACCTGTTGCTCCCCCTGCAAGTTTTGCAGCACTAGCACCAACACTTGTTACTTTTTCAAGAACTGTACTAGCACTGGATTTGATAAAACTACCAGCAGATTCAAAAGCAGCACCGACTTTACTTGCTCCATTTGATAAGAATGATCCTGCATCTGACAATGCACTGCCAAGCGATCCAGTCACTGATTTTAACGAACTCATTGCACCTTCAGTAAAAGAAGCAAGTGAACTAGTTAAATTAGTTGCTCCTGCTTTAACTGCATTGGATAGGAAATCAGTTGCGCCGGATAGTGAACTTCCAACTGTCGATACACTACTTTTTAAGAATCCTGCTGAACTTTCTGCTGCTTCTGCAAGTTTAGTTCCTATTGTTCCTGCACCTGTTTTTAATATACTTGTTGCATCAGACAGCACAGTACCCAATTGGCCAGCACTTTCTTTAGCAACATTAGCAAGTCCACTGCTGACACTGCTAACACTTTCTGCAATTGTTCCAAATTTAGTTGCAACAATATCAGCGCCTGTTTTTAATGCATTTGATGTAGCACCAAATGCTGATTCTAAAGCATTTGCACTGGACTTAGCAAGTGTTGATATATTATTGCCTAATGCACTAGCACCATTCTTCAGTGTTTCAGCAGTATTTGCTAGACCCGAGCCAATGGCACTTGTGCTTGATTCCACAAATCCTGCTGCTTTGCTTAACCCAGTTCCTAACATACTAGCACCAGTTTCAGCAGCAGATGCTAGTTTAGTTCCAATTGAACTTGCTGTAGATTCAATGAATCCTGCTGCTTTTCCAAGACCATTACCGATAAAACTTGCACCATCTTTAGCAGCAGCAACAATAGTATTACCCAGTGTTGTTGCACCAGTCTTGATAAATGTTCCTGCAGATTCTAAGTTAGATCCAATTAAACCTATACCAGTCTTAAATGCACTAGCAGTACCTTCTGCAATTGTTCCAAATTTAGTTGCAACAATATCAGCGCCTGTTTTTAATGCATTTGATGT